CGCTTCTGGTTCTGCTGTTGGCTCAGCAGGTACTTCACCTTGCTCAATTTTTTCTGCTACTTGTGGATCTTTACCTTTTACATACTTAATAACTAAAGGACGAACGTCTGAATCTGCATCTTTTTGTCCTACCTTTTTAAACATATCTAAAAGCATTGGATCATCAATTACACCTTTTAAACTTTGGATAGCGTTTGCACCATTAATGCCTGCTGGGAAATGCTCAGCCATTAAGTTATTAAGTTTGCCAAGTGCTTCTTCTTGTTTATCGCCACCCGCAAATAATTGATCTTCTTCTTCGCTTACAATTGAATTCATTGCTTTTTCAAAATCTGCTTCTGGGGTTTCGTTTGTTCTTTGTAGTGCTTTCTTAACACCCGGATGGTCTGAAAGTCCTTTTGCAATCTTTTCAATTGTATCAACAGCACCTGAATAGTTACCGCCTTTGTATCTTGGATCATTTAGTACGCCATAAGCCATTTTAATTTCTTTATCTGAGAAACCCATATTGTCTTGTGCTTCTTTTTCGCCAAGTAAATCTTCTGGACCCATTTCTTGAACTTGATTTCTTTCTTGTACTAAACCATAAATGTATGGGAATACAGATTTAAGTTCTTCGTTAAATGTTCTAATAGTTAATTCATCAACCCAAGCATTTTGTAAATCTTCTGGAACTTCTTCTTTTACTACTGGTTTGAAATCTTTTGTTGCTTCTGTATAATAATTTTGTCTTTGTAATTTTTGAACTTCGTTTTTGATAGTTTCAACTCTTTCACTAACAATATCTAAATAGCCTTTCAGTCCTTCTGCCATTACTGCTGATCTATTCATGTAAGTTCTAAATTGACGTAGTTTGTTTAATTCTTCAGACATATTAACAATGTGCTGACCAAAGTCATCATAAAGGTTACCACCGTTGGAGACGTGACGTGCTAACGCTCTTGCACCATTTAAATGTCTAAATGGATATTTGTATCTTTCGCCATCAGCACTTTCAATATAAATGCTGTGTACGTGTTGTGTTCTACCTGCTGGTAGTTCTTGATTAATTGGTTGCGTATGTTTAAGAACAAGACGTGCATTATCTACATCTTCGTAACTTGTTCTAGCAGTACCATACAATTTACTTTCACTCATTTGTTTGTCTCCGGCAGTTCTAGTTAGGTGTGCATAGTCCCTTTTATCTAAGTTGCTTTTTGTTATATCTCTTGTATCAAAATTTAGCATATTCTTTTTAGCAAAGAATCTAAGTTCTTTTAAAAACTCGTACCAGTTGTTCTTTTCTGATTCATCTGCTTCAGCCATGATGTCTGTATTAAACAAAACAACAACACCATTTTCATCTAATGATACACTTACTTTTCCTAATACTTTAGCCCCTTCCTTGTAATCAAAATCAAAATATCTTGCTTGACTTGGTTGGTCAGTTACTGTACCACTGGCATCACCAATAGTCACAGATGGGAATCTGCCTCTAATTTTGGCAAATAAACGTTCTGAAATAGGCTCCATATTACTCATATTAGTATTTATCTTATGTTAGTCGAAACGAATATAGGCATTGGCGGTACATGATCTTCATCTGTTTCAGCATGATTAAAGGTTTCATATACCCTAGGATCCCAATCCTTTAGCACAGCAATAATACGCATAGTTAGTAATGTTGCTGAAACTAAGTCATCTGTTTCACCTGGTTTTGCTTTGTAACTGCTACCGCTGGCTACAAATGCTTTTAATTCACTTAGCAATACTTTACTATGTACTACTAGTTTATCTGATTCTATCATGGCTTTTAATCTTGAACAAGCACTTATTTTGGTTGCGTGTGTAGTATTAAATCCTTTACGGAATTTTCTTACGTGACCTTTACGCATAGGCTCACTTACTAACATTCCTGGTATATTCTCTTCCCCAAGGTCTCTAATAACAATTAATGCTCCTTCACCGATAGTGTTATTTTCAACACTCCAATAAATGTTTTGTCCATCGTTGTGACATTGGTCTTTAATATAGTTACAAATATCTGTTAGAATTCTAATTTGTCCTGGTATTGCTGTTTGATTATGACGCCATTCACCTACTTGTTTGTAGGTTGGTAATTCAAATATTTGTATGGCCGCATAATCGCCGCCTGTGCCCATTGCCGGATCTAATGCAACTACATAAGTCTTATCACCGCTTGGTTTACTGTACCAACGTGTTTGTCCCATATTGAGTATAGGATCAATACCTTCCATACTTGCAAGTTTGATTGAGTTAATTAGTGTCTCGTCATAGACTAAGAATTCACAACCATACTCACGACGGAATCGTTCTTCACCAATACGTCCTATCTCTGCCTTTTTCCATTCTTCGTCTCTGTCAGGATGCTCGTCCCAACTACAAGTAAACCCATGAAATCCGTTTACACCTACTTCTTGTTCGTTGCCATTATCGTCAAACTTGTTTTGGCTTTCTTTCCAAATAATAGCAAATGTATCTTCGTCTGAGTTAGGTGTGCTTGTAATAATAGCACGACCACCTGTTGCTAGTGTAGGTGAAATTGAAGTCCAAAACTCATCAGCAATACTAGGATTCACAAATGCAAACTCGTCACAGTATAGTAATGATATGGACATACCTCTACCAGTGTTACCTGTTGTGGTAGCACTTACAATACGTGAACCATTTTCAAATTCAATACTACCTTTGTTGTAGTTAACAACTCCTGCTCTAATATGATCTGGACAACATTCATAAACGTAACGAATACGTTGCATAATTTCTTGTGCGCCTGAATATTTGTGTGCGGCAATTAGTACAGTTTGATCTGGATGAAACATCGCATACCAAGTTAAGTAAACAGCGGCACAAGTAGTTTTACCTGTCTGTCTGGGTAACATATTAATATTAAAACGATGATCGTGATAACTTTTTAAAAGTCTTTCTTGATATGTAAAAGGATCAAATAAAAGTTTACCTTTTACAGGGTGTTGAATGTAAGCAAACTTTTCAGAAAAATATAGGTAGCCGGTATCAGGATCCATGCACTTCTTGAGATCCTCGATATTCTCGTTAGTAAATGTTTCTCTTTGGTTGGCTTTCTTAGTAAGAACGCCGTCTAAACTCTTTGCCATAGTATAGTATTTACTCAAAAAAATAGGGCCCGTAGGCCCTATTTGGTTTGCTAACTTAATACTTAATTAATTACTTGCAATCGCAGTCTGGACAATCTGGTCCACAGTTGCATTCGCCGCCATCGCAACATTCACATCCGCCTTCTTCTTCTGCCATGTATTCTGCTAACTTTGCCGCTAATTCTTGTTTAATTTGATCTTCTAGTGCCATTGGGTTATCACCGCCTGCAACTTTTGGATAAGATTTTTTAGATCTGTTTAATCCGCCTGATAAATCTTTTGTCATATACTTTGTATCTTGATAAGTTTCATCTGGTTCGTTGTCCCACTCTTCAACTGGTACTTCTTCGTCTTCTACAGAGTCATTACAACTACTTGCGCCTAAATGATTCTTGCCGCAAATTGGACAAGGTGCGCCTTGCTTTCCTGGTTTAAGATCATCCATGTCTTTGCCTGGTCTGTCAATAATTGATAAACTTTTTTCAATATCATCTCTTGGGGGTAAAGGTGGAAGCATCTTTGGTTCTGCTGGTTTTTCACCACGCATCATATTAAAAAGATCACCAACGTCTTGAGCGTTATCACCGGACATTGAAATGTTCATTGATACTGCTTCGTTTAACGCATCAATCTTTTTGTAGATATCATTTAATTTCATTATTTGCTCCCTACTGGACTTACTGATGATTCTTGCTCATCCATAGCCATCTGTTTCTGTTCTTTATTAGCCTCTGTTGCAATACCAGGATCGTTTTCTCTTTCCTTACGTGCTTTTTCTAATTCTGCTAATAAACCCATTGTTCTATTTACACCAACATCGTCTTGTGCTGATTCGCCGCCCATATCTTCTGTTGCTAACTTAGGCTCGTAAACTTTATCGTATTGTGTATCTTGATATGTTTCTTGTGGTGCGTCTAAATTTCTTACAATTAAATGTGAAGTATCAATACCGCAAGATTGTGAAATGTATTCTGCTAAAACTTGTACTGTAGTAGGATATTGTAGTTCCATTTCATAGTAATGTACTTCTTTATTTTGTAACTGCGGAAAGTCTAATGGACGTTCTGTAATAGGAGTTTTCTTACCAGAACTCATATTCTGAATACCATATTTTTGTAATGCTGTTTCCATTTGGTCTACACAACCTTCTGGTAACTCTCCAGCAATACCAACTTTAAAATTATAAGTCTTTTTAGACTCTGTTAAATAATCCGCAAATGTTTTCATTGTCATATATCCTATTATATATTATTTATCCATGTTCTTTAATTTTTCAATCAAACTATTACGATCTGTAACCACATAACCTTCGCCGTTAATAATATCTTGACCGTCTGGATTAGATTCTTTATCCATTTTCTCTTTTTTGAGTTGCAATTCAACCATTTTTAGTTTTTTATCTAGTTTAGCAACCTTAGCATCTAGGTTGGTTTTAAGCATATTACCAGCAACTTCAAACACTCTACCGCTGTAACGACTTTCAACATTCATACCTAAATCCATTAGATCATCGTATGCATCCATAGCCTTTTGTGCTACTTCGTTAAGTTCTTTATCTGCTAATTCACCCAAACCTTTAACTTGTGGTAACGCCGCGGCAATTTTATCTAACTCAGCAATATTGCGTTGAGTTTCTTCATGCTCAACTACTGCTGTTTGTTTATCTTTAGTTTTTGCCTTTTCTTGTTCTTCAGCAATAATATCTTGCGAGTCAGGCAAATTTAATAATTCTTCTAGTTTCTTTGTCATTTCTTTATACCATTAAATGCTACTATTATTTATCCTATTTTCTTTTGCCGTTATGAAAAATGTCATTTTCGGTAATAACCCTAAAGTATATACCCTTCTGTTTAGACCATGCTCTAGCGGCTTCCCATTTAGCAAGGTTACGTATATACTGTGCTTGACGGCCTCTATCTCTACCTATTCTTTCTTTTAGTGCCTGGTTCTCAGGTTTTACTTCAATAAGTTCTACACGCCCTTTTCCATTACGATCTGTGTATTGTATTAAAAAGTCTGGAACATAAATTGTAAATTTTCCTGTTAAAGGGTCACGATATGGAATACGTACACTTTCACTAGCCCATTTACTTACACTAGGATTTTCATCACAGAATTTCATAAATGCAAATTCCCAACTACTTCTATATAGGGGAGTTTTACGACCTAAATATTTGTCTGGATATTTTAGATTGTATCTTCCTTGAGCGAACTTCGCCATTGGACTATACCATTATATTACGTGCATCTAACTTTGTAGAAGTTTCAGAAATTCTATAACCTAGTGAACTAATCTTGCCTCTGTTATAGTTTAAAATTTCTGTAACCACATTACTTAATTGTGCGTCATTAAAACCTTTTAATGTATCAAGTAATTCGAAAACTTTTACGTTATCAATTTTTGCTTGTTGTAAAATAATTGTTGCAACTGTTTGAGCACTAGTTGTATCAAAATTTCTTTTTTCAAAGAAGCCAACAGTAGCATCAACTTCGTTGCTTGGAAATTCTAATGTTCGGGTGTAGTATTGATCAAATAATGCTTTTACTTTTGTAGCACTATCTAATACTGTATTATCTTGTGGTAGGTTACCTGTAACATTTGATGCTACTGTACCTGTTGTTGAATTTATATTTTCACCCATGATTAAATCCTTACGTCAAGTTAAAATTCTGATTGTGCGATTTAATATTTGCCATCGCAGTTGATCTAGCAGAATTTTTATCAGCACTTGACAAATTGTTATATGCACTATTTATAGCGTCCGGTGTTGGCGATCCGCCGTTGTTGATATGGTCTTTCTTAAAGTTAGTTGACTTTGCTAAGTCGTCAAGTGCATTAGTATTTGAACCAAGATAATCAACGGCTTTACCTAGTGGATTACCTAGTGCTTCGTTTGCAACTGCACCAAGACCGATAACACCTGCTACTGCTGTAACAGTACTTAGGCTTCCACCTAGACCACTACTTTTTGGAAATGCTACGTTTGCAACACCACTTACATCAATACCTGCGGCTTTACCAATTTGATCTTTTAAGATACCAAAGCCTTCTTGTCTAATACCGGCACTTGATAAGTTTTTAGCATTAGTAACAACACTTGATGCTTTTAATACTGTACCTAAAAAGTTTGAGGTGCTTGAAAAAGCAGAACCGTCTGTAATATCTCCAAACACTTCTGCGGCACCTGATGCAATACCACCTTGGCCGAATAAGTTAACTGCTCCGCCACCTGCTAGTGAATTAGGTGATGGTGTACTATCATAATGTCCACTTGCTGGTCCAAACATCTTAGGTGCTGAACCTTCTGTAATTGGTCCTCTTGCATACCATACAGTTTCATACTGTACTTGCATTTGGTTTTCAACTGTTTGACTATCACTGTTAGCCATAGTATCATGTGACCATGAACTAATAATAGGATTAACTAGTGTGAAACAAGTATATCTGTGTCTTGCCATTTGATAGATTTGTATACTATCAAAGAAGTTTTTATAGGTATCGTTGTCCATACCATATCTATATTTGTTTCGTTCACTGTTTGAATATGTATTACCTCTGTCATATGCAGGGTTACGTGTATTAGGTTGTCTACTACCATCAGCACTTGCATAGTTACCATCTTTAAAATAGTATCTATAATATGCTTCCCACATTGCTGTAGTCTGTCCATAGTTATCATCGTGGAATACAATGTTAATAGGATCATAATCTAAACGTGTTTGTAGATTACGTTTTTTATTGTATTGATGTTTTAGTGTAGTACTAATTTGATACTTTGGTAGGTCAACGCTTTTCACAAGCATATTAAGTTCTTGTGTTTTAAGTTGCGGAATAAGTGCGACTGCTTCAGGGTTTAAGTTAAAACTTACATGATACAGGAATCTATGTTTAGGCGATAGTCGATGTGCATCGTCAACATATAACCGTGCCGCATGAGCAAAGTCCGCCATATTACCTTTTGGACTTAATGCTCCACTTATTAAATTATCTAAGAATCCATTGAGTTTGTTTGCCATACTAATATTTATCCTTAAAATAAAGTACGTATATAAAGAAAAAGGGACTTATTAAAAATAAGCCCCTTTTAAAGTTTCAGGAAATATTATATATTACCTATTAACTTGCGCCGCCGCCTGTAATTGCAGTATTAACTGTTCTACCTACTGCTGTACCAATACCAGTACCTTGTGGTGTTTGGATTGCGTTATCGTATCTAATAGATAATGAAACTGTAACTGGATCGTTAGTAGAATATGCTAATGAGTTGTAGTTAGCACTTTCTAAGTAACAACCGTATAGTTCAAATGTTTCTAAAACTGTTGCTGTGTTAACACCGTTACCACCGTCTAACATTTCAATTCTAGTAACGAATTTGTAATCACTACCAGAAGCCGCACTTGACTGTTCGAAGAAGTCAAATTGTTTCTGTAGTTGTTCGCCAACTAGTTTTTGTACGTTGTTTGAAACATCTTCACGTAGTGTTAATGTAATTGGTTCCCAACTATGTTTACCTGCTAGGTATACACGTGAGTTGTAAACATCAACTGTGATTTGTTCGAACGAAACGTTAGGTCTAGTAACGTCTTGAACCTGTTTTGTCAACTCTGTTGTTGGAGTTGATACACCAAAGTTTTCCAGCGACACTCTAAAGCGATACTGGAGTTTTGGCATTAACAATCCCTGGTTAGATGCTGATGAACTGCTATCTAATGGAACTGTAATTTTTGATAGTGTTGAAATTGCCATTATAATATCTCCTGCTTAATTGTATTTATCACTATTATAGCCCCGCTATCTCGCCTGTATTTTTAAGTCTTAGCGGAATGTAAATGAACTCAACTGCTTTAACTGGTTCAATTGCAATATCCACATACAACTCGTTACGGTCGATTCTAGTTGGTGTGTTGTTTGATTCGTCACACACTACTAAGAAGTCATACAATGCTCTTTGACCTACAAGTTCTAATAGTAAGGAATCAACCTGCGCCTTGATCTCATCTCTAGTGATCTTATCATTAGGTTCAAAGATATAAGGTTTAGCAAGTTTGTTAAGTTGTGAACGTAAGTACACAACAAGTCTTGCAACATTGATTCTATCTAATGCTGAAGCATTTTTTGCTCTTGTTTTCTGACCAAAGTTAACAAGTCCTGCACCACTTAAGAATGTTACTGGGTTAATTGCATTTGAGTACAATGTATCCCTTTGACCTTCGTTAAGTGCAACGCTTTGGAACTCGCCTTCGCTAGTGATGTAACCTGCTGAACTTGCATTTGTAATTCCACCACGTCTTGTACCTGCTGGTGCAAACCATGGAAACGATACTTGATCGCTTAATGCAATAGTTCTTAAGATACCATGTGATGCTGGAACAACTACGTTGTTACCGCTGTTATCACTTGTGAATAAACTTGGGTAAAACATTCCGACATATTCGTCAAATGTTACTGCGCCATCGTCGTTATCTTCAACTGCTAGTTTAACGTTAGTTGCCCACTCATTTAATGAAGTAGCATCTGGTGTTAATCTATATGGTGTGTCACCAATAACAAAAGCACTTAGTCCTCTGTCATAGTTTAGTGTAACTAGTTCACCAATCAGTTCTGAATAGCCTGGACACGCAATCAAGTTAAACAATCTTGAGTTATCATCTCTAATGTCTTGGTTGCCGTTAACCATTGCTTGAAGTGCTTGTACTACAACTTTACGTTGAGCCTTACGTCCAAATGAACCTGCACCGTTTGCTTGGTTACCTGACTCAGTTACCCATCTGTGTGGATAGTAACCTGCCATTGATTCTGGTAGTCCAGCGTTTTCAAATCTTTCGTTTTCACCTGCAACGTCAATGTAATTTCTTACATATTTTCTAACGTTGAAACCTGAACGTCTTAGGTTCCATAGCAACATACCTTTTGGATATAGTGCTGGATCTGGAGCGTCTGGGTCTAGGTAATCACTTGTTAATAGATCTACAATAGTACCTTCTTTATCACTGTTTGCACCTGCTGTATTAATACGTGCATCTGCAAATAGGATACCGTCTTCAGTTGTTTGATCACCTGTATCAAGTTGTACCCATTTTAGTGTAGCACCGTTGTATTTGTAAATCTTAGGATAGTTTTCTAAGTCTGCTGTTGAAATCCAAATGTCGCCATTTTTAAGATCTGTTCCGTCTGACTGTTCAGTTGGTTCAGTAGCCGCTACAATTGGACCTTCTGGATCTGTTTTATCAGCACTTGCCGCCGCAAAGAACGGAGATGTTGCTGACTGATATCCAACCCAGTTATTACCATCATGAATCATAATGTCAACTTCGTCAACAATTGAACTATACCATAATGTACCGTCCGCTGTTAATGCTGTTGGTGCTGTGTCGGAGTTAGTAACAGTTAATACTGCCCAGTTACTTGCAACAAAGTCAGCCGCGTTATTGCTTGATGCTTCAAGTAATCTCGGAGTTGGCGAAGAGCCTGTTGCTGTAAAGCCTGCTAGTGCTAACAATCCGTTTGTGTCAGTAAAGTGAATATCACCACCGTCGTTGTGTTCAATAACAATTCTGTTTGATGAGTCAACACTTGCAACAACGTTTGCTAAGCCTGCTGTGTTAATAGCACCTGCTACTAAATCAGCATCGCCAACTGCGCCTGTTGTAGTTACGCTTACAGTAGTTGCAGAACTTAGTGCATTTGAGTTAGGTGCTGTTTCAGCAATATCAAATCCGTATGTTCCTGCTGTAAGTTGTGTTGAAATAATGTCACCTTTTACAGTTGTGTTACCAGTTGATGATCTTCTGTAAATTTTAAAGTTAGCAATTGGATCGCTGTCTTCATCGTTATTAAATTTAATAAACACATCGCCTGTTGGAATGTTTAGACCGCCTTTTGATTTATCTAAACCATAAAGTGCCGCTGTACCATCTGCATATAATGGAGCAGACTTGCTGTCCCATAATTGTGTAGTGTCATTCCATACTTTAACCTGCCAGTTAGCACCTGCGTTTGGAACAGTTGTCTTGACCCAAATAGAACCTGTTGGTCTTGGTGCTGTGTCAGTTGCTTTGTATTCTGGTACTTGTGTGTGTGGAGCAATTGATAGTTTAGGTGCTTTGTAAGTACCTGCACTCATGCCCACTTCTGTAAGTAGGGTTGAACTGTTTGTTGCTAGTACAATGTCAACGCCAGTTGTGTAAATCTCTAAGTATCCATCAACAACTGCCGCTGATACACCTGCAATTCCTGCTGTTCCGATTGCTGTTACAACATCACTAAGTGCAGTACCGCCTGCTGTTACAGGAGTACCGTTAATGCTCATTGAAACACCGTTAGTGATAGTTGGATTTGCTTGTGTACCTGTTACGGCCGCCCAAGAACTAATCCATGCTGTAGAACCAACCTCTACCCAAGCACCTGACTTATTTTTGTAAAATAGTTTGTTCAGTGTAGTAGTAGATACTAGTGCGTAGTCGCCAATTCCACCAACAGAAGCCTTTGGTGCTCCGCTATCTACTTTAGTTGTGTCTGTGATTACTGTAGGAATCTTGTTAGTAAACGACTGACCACCAGTAGTAGTCGCTGACTTACCGTTCCATTCAAAAATACCATACACTGAATTGGTTGTGTCAAACCAATATGTTCCGTTTGCCGGATTTGCCGCTGGCGCACTTGAAGTTGCTTTCAATTGATTAGTGTCCAAGTTTGCTCTTGTTACGTATGCTCTGTTAGCAACGCCTAAGTATGAATAAGCCGCTTGTAATCCGTACTCATTTAACTCACTACCGTGTAGTGGGTTGTTGTTTGAATCTGTATAAAATAGAGGATCGCCAAATAATTCTGTCAATTCTCTTTGTGATGTAATTAAATAAGGTTTTTCTGCATTAACAGCCTGTGTTGCTGTTGCAGTCCCTGTTCCTGATCCATTTGTTTTATCTTGTGCAGATACAACAAAAATCATTGGTACTGTACCTGGCTCAGCGGGAGTATAAAAACTCTCATCAATTACGCTGACCTGTACTCCTGGTGATACTAAAGCCATTTTGTTTTCTCCTGTTGGTAGTATGTTCCTAAATACTATTCTTACTATTATTTATACGAATTGGAATAAATCATACCGTTATATACCTATAAAAAGGGATCAAAAAGGGCAGGTAAATAACTATATGAGACCTTTATGCAGTTGCGGACAACGACCTGTTGCTATAAATTACTATAAAAAGGGTAAACCTTTCTATAGAAGTAAGTGCGAAAGTTGCACTAGGTATGGGCGTCCTAAGAACGGTCAACCTAAGTGGCAACAGTCAGGATACGTTAAAAAGAACCAATGCGATAAGTGCGGATTTAAAAGTAAGCACGAAGAACAATTCAATGTTTACTACATAGACGGTAACTTAAACAATGTTAGGTTTAGTAACTTAAAAACTATATGTGCTAACTGTAGTAAGATTATCTACAAAGAAGGGTTTAAATGGAAACAAGGTGATCTTGTACCCGATCTGTAAGTTCTTTAATAGTTCCGTTATTTTCAAATACTCTTGTAAACTTAGTCTTTGCCCACGCCCACTCCGATGGGTGTACATCTTTAGGCTCTACGTCATATTCGACATACTCTGTAAACCAAGCAGGATCTTGCCCACGCTTTACACGCCATACTTGACCATTAACTTCGTGTAGCATTTTTGCTTCATTAGGAAAACGCACATCTGGAATAACAAAGTTTTTGTGTGGATTTTCGATGATCTTCTTCTTAGTTAAACTAACCCAAATTCCGTCAAAGAACCCATCACGCATACATTCTGTACCAAACTCTTGTAATACTAAACGAGGAGTAATAGTACGCCCTGTTTCTGCTGTCCAATATTGGTCTACTTGTTCTCGCCAAAAACGGCTTTGCTCAGTTTTACCATCTAGCAGTTCTCTATCCCACTCAAACATTTCTGCTACTGCATCTTTAAGTTTATCTGCAAATGAGATTTTTTCAAAATTATGTTCAGAAATAAGATGCCCAGCAATAGTATCTTTACCACTACCAATTAAGCCGCAAATGCCAATTATCATAGAAACTCCTAAGTTAAGTTATTATTATATAACCTAAGTTACTTGTTGTCAAGTATTTTCTGATATGCTTCTTCAAAACCTTCTTCTTTGGCATACGCCTCTTCGTTATGCCATAAGCGTTTGAAGTATCCGGGTGCTGATTGAAAGATTGTTTGTTCGCTTGAATTTAAGTGGCCTTTAACCATCCAAAAAAGCCTGTAGGCTTCTTTGTGGCTAAACTCAGACATTAACCAATTGTGAATCCGTAGCCAACGCCGCCTGGCACAGCAGTAGAAATTTCCTGTTCAAGTTTTTCCATTTCTGCTTGTGCTTCTGCTTTGAGTGCTTCACCGTTTAGTGTTGAACCACCTTGTGGTCCTGCAATAGTAGCAAATTTTGAACGTGCTTCGCCTAACATCATTTTAGCAGTTGCTAGAGCATAGTCCTTAATCCATTGAATTGCTAGGTAGTCTTTTAGTAATTCGCTATCAGGGCGATAGTTGTAAACATAAAGTAATAGTTCTTCTTCTGCTCTTGGACGTTGTAATAACAGTAGTTCTTTTGTTGTAGTGTTCCATTTAAATTCAATAAATGATCCAAACATACGTCCTACTAGTTCTTGGTATCCTGCAAACATTTCGTATGTTGCAAGTCCGCCCATATTAGATGAACTTAATAGATAGGTATTTGTGTATGCCATATTAAATGGTTCGAACAATGTGCCGCCATCGCCACCACCTGTTCTTGAGCCAATTGAGCGTCTAAATAGTTTGCGTACTTCAACTACTTCCTCTGGCAAAATGTATGAATTCTGATCAATAACTGTGGGCAAGAACAAATAAGATTCTTCCACAGAATTATCAGACTTTTGTCTAAATCTAGTCAATGCTTTTTTAAGGGCAGTTTCATAATGAACTGGATCTAGTTCGACATCCACCATGCCGCCACCTAGCATTGAGTTTATATAATCAAATATTTCTTGTTTTTGCTGTGTCAATGTTGCCATATTCTTTTGGTCTCCATATGTATTTATGCGAACGATAAATACAAGTACTATGCCAAGAATCAGTTTATATAAACCC